GACACAGGCAACACATTTGCTGGTGTTCTAAACGGTCGCATGAAGGTCTATATCGACCCATATGCAGGCGCTAACTACATGATTGTTGGTTATAAGGGTTCTAGCGCATTCGATGCTGGTATCTTCTATTGCCCATACGTTCCACTACAGATGGTTCGTGCCGTTGGTGAAGATAGCTTCCAACCCAAGATTGGCTTCAAGACCCGTTACGGTATGGTTGCCAACCCATTTGCTACTTCAAATGGTACTGGTGCTATCGACAATACATCACCTGCTGCTGGTGATCAGAACATCTACTATCGCAGAGTGGCTGTTACTAACATCATGTAAGATAAGAGTAGGGCTAACCTACCAAACGACGAAAAGGGAGAGCTTCGGCTCTCCCTTTTTTATTCTCTAAACACTTTGTCGAGTGCTTTGTTTGCAACAGCAGCCAGCGAGTTTTGATGATTGATTGATACGCAGGCGCTGTTCATCAACTCACTAATGTTTGCGCTCTTACCAACCACATCTAGTAGTTTGTGCAGAGCATCAGTGCTATCGTAACCGTCAGTCTCGTAGTTGCTTTTGCCACGAACTTCTGTCCGATAGCCAGACTTGCTATCAACAATGGTCAGCACATACAAGTCTGTATCACGGGTCAGCCTCAACTTGTAACCCATTTTCTTATTCCTTTAGGCACCAAATGCTATATAGAGAAGTAGAGTAGCAATCAGCATGTTAGGAATAGCAAAGAGAACTTTCTTTGTAGCGACGAATCTCAGAGCGGTTTTCATTTGGTCTTCCTTTGTTTATCTTATAAATATAATATAAGCACTTTGACATCAAATGTCAAGCACTTTTTTAACTTTTTTAAAAAAATATGGAAAAAATATGGCTCAAAATTTCCTTTCACCGATAGGATTTAGATTTACTCTACAGAGAGCGCCTAATATTGAATATTATGTGCAAGCAGCTACGATACCCTCACTCACTGCTGGGTTCGTCACTGTGCCTACACCATTCTCAAATCTCTCTTTTAATGCTGATAAATTAGAATATGGCGACTTCTCCGTCACATTTCGTGTTGATGAAGATATGAAAAACTATCTAGAAATACACGATTGGCTAATAGGTATTGCGTTTCCAGATAATTTCACAGAGCATAAAAATCTCGTTACGAGAAATCAAGGTGATAGCTCAGGCATCTTCTCGGATGCGACATTGACAGTTCTAAATTCTACGAAAAATGTTAATGTAGAAGTGACATTTGAAGACTTGTTGCCAACATCTATTTCTGACATTCAGTTAGATGTAAGAGCAGCAGATATAAATTATTCTGAAGCCACGGTAAATTTCAGATATAAAAGGTTTACAATTACTACTGTATGATATATAATACATTGAGTTGAAATAGATGGGGATTTATAATGAAGATTGCTACTGATTTTATTTTGAATGGAAAAACAGTTAAGGATAACAAAACTTATATTCTAACTGATAATTCACACTTGAAAAGAAGTATCGTATCTAGCACGTTGCTTCATCCAAAACAAACAACTCGTGGGCACGAGCATAAGGGGCAAGAAGAGGTATACATATTCATCCAAGGCAGTGGTTTTATGTACTTAGATGAATATGCTTTTCCTGTAAAAGCAGGTGATGTGGTTGCAGTTGATGATGGTGTATTTCATAGAGTGACTAACTCCACAGACGAACCGTTGTATTTTATATGTGTATTTGAAGGAGAGAGAAACCACTAATGACTTTACATTATGTATTTGACGTTGATGGCACATTAACACCAAGTAGAAGTTTGATTGACCTTGAGTTTGAAAAATGGTTCTTTAACTTCTGTGGTAAAAATAGCGTCTATCTAGTCACTGGCTCAGATAGAGTTAAGACAATCGAACAGATTGGCATATCAATATATTTCGCTGCCAAGAGAGTATACAACTGCTCTGGTAATGAAGTATGGGAACGAGATAGAATCGTTCATCAAAACAAGATTTCAGTATCAATCGAACTTCTAAAAGCTCTTAGAGAGAAATGTTCTCAGAGCAAATATCCAATCAAAACAGGCAATCATATTGAGCATCGTATGGGGCTTATCAACTTCTCTATAGTTGGTAGAAATGCTACCATTGACCAGAGATTAGAATATGTTAAATTTGATTTGATGAACAAAGAACGCAATATGGTTGCTAAAGATTTAGCTGATAAGTTTCCTAATTATCAATTTCAAGTAGCTGGAGAAATTGGTATGGATATCATTGAGAAGGGTAAAGATAAGGCTCAGATAGTGAAAGACTTTAATCACTCTACTGACAAACTCGTGTTCTTCGGTGATACTACATACAAAGGTGGAAATGATTATCCATTAGCAAAAGCGATTGAAGATAACCAAATGGGGTATACACACCAAGTAAATGGCTGGAAACATACATGGGAGATTTTACAAGATGAAAGTTGGTTTTACCTGTAGTACATTTGACCTGCTACATTCTGGTCATATTATGATGTTGAGAGAAGCTGCGAGCGTTTGTGACTATCTTATTTGTGGTCTACAAACCGACCCTACAAACGATAGGATATGCAAGAACAAACCAATACAATCTGTTGTAGAAAGATACACACAACTGGCAGCAGTGCGATACGTTGATGAAATTGTGCCATATGAATGGGAACACGAGTTAGAAGACCTTCTTAGATCATATCCAATCAACATTCGTATCATGGGTGAAGAGTATAGGGATAAGTCATTCACTGGTAAATCGTTCTGCGAAACCAATGATATTGAGCTATACTATAACACTCGTAAGCATAAATTCTCATCAACTGAACTTAGAGATAGAATTACCAGTAAGCAACTTTTAGCGGAAGGTTAGATTATGAACATCGATGACATTCATGTTGAGTGGGAAGAAGACACTGATATAAATCCCGGAGATTTGACGAATGAAGCAAGAAAAATTCCAAAACTCCACGCCAAATATTATCGATATTATACATATGAGCATAGTGTGCAGCGTAAGTTAGAAGCAGATTTAAAGCGTCTTAATGTTTTGAGAACAGAATGGTATGACGGCTCAATGGCTGAAGAAGACCTGAAAGAACTGGGTTGGGAACCGAATCTCAAACGTATTCCTAAAGGTTATGCTAAAGACGTTCTTAATGGAGATTCTCTTATCATCAAAATGAAGTTAAAAATTGGTGACCAAGCAGAGAAGGTTGAACTATTAGAGAATATTATTAAGAGCATAAATAATAGAGGATTTTTGATTAAATCAATGATCGACTTTGAACGCTTTAGGACTGGAGCGATGTGATGTGGAGAGTGTGGTTATACGCCATAGGTTCATTCAGTGATGAGAAGACTAAACCTTATGACAACAAAGTAGGGCTAATTCGCACATTCTGGATTTGTCTGCATATCACCACCTGCTTCGCCATCATCATAGGAAATGGTAGGACAACGGGATTTTGGTAGATACGGTCAGAATAGAAAAAGTAAACGAAGTCTTTCTTCGTATTGATGCTGAAGCGTCAATCATCATGGAACTCAGTGATTATTTCACGTTTGATGTGCCAGGTGCAAAGTTTAGCCCTCAATACAAAGCGAAGTTTTGGGACGGCAAGATACGTCTGCTCAATAACATGACTCGACTTCTCTATGCTGGTCTATTGCCTTATGTCATATCATTTTGTAACGATAGAAACTATAAGTGTATCGTATCAGATGACTTCAAACCATTAGGTAAGTATGGCAAAGAGTCTGGTTACGATTTAGCGAAACTACTCAAAACGCCATATGAACTTCGTGACTACCAGAATGATGCATTTGTAGAATGTCTTAACTCAGAGCGCAAACTTCTATTATCACCTACGGGTAGTGGTAAGTCGTTCATCATCTACTTGCTTACACAGTGGCATATTGCACAAAACAAAAGAGTGCTAATCATTGTGCCTACAACATCTCTTGTTCATCAAATGGCATCAGACTTCGTTGAATATAACAACAGTAAGCCAATGAATATTCACAAGATTATGGCCGGTGCTGAGAAAGATATAGATAATAGTATCGTAGTCACAACTTGGCAGTCTATTTACAAACTCAAGAAGCCATGGTTTCAACAGTTTGATGTTGTGATTGGTGATGAAGCACATTTGTTTAAAGCAAAGTCTTTAACTACAATATTATCAAAAATGGATGATTGCAGATATCGCTATGGTTTTACTGGTACGCTTGATGGATCACAGACGCATAAGCTAGTATTAGAAGGTCTGTTCGGAACAGTAAAGCAAGTTGTCAGCACATCAGAGTTGATGGAGAAAGACATTCTAGCCAACTTAGAGATTAAGGGTGTTGTGTTAGAATACCCTGAAGCTACACGAAAGTTAATGCGTAACAAGACATATCAAGAAGAGATTGATTTTATCGTTAGGAATGAGGCGAGAAATAAGTTCATTCGTAATCTTGCTTGGAGTCTCAAGGGTAATACGTTGATACTCTTTCAGTTCGTTGAGAAGCATGGTAAGTTGTTACATCCAATGCTTCAATCAGATGATAGAGAAGTACATTTCGTATACGGTGGAGTCGATTCAAATGAGAGAGAAAATATTAGAAGGCTTGTTGAGGAGTCTAGCGATGCTATTATCCTTGCCAGTTATGGTACTTATTCTACTGGTATCAATATACGCAATCTGCATAATATTGTTTTTGCGTCTCCTTCAAAGTCTAGGATTCGTAATCTTCAGTCTATCGGCAGAGGACTTAGAACGCATGAGAGCAAAGAGAAAGCCACCTTATACGATATTGTAGATGACCTTTCCTACAAAAAGAAAAGAAACTTTGCGCTGAAGCATTTTATGGAGAGAGTAGATACATATTCAAAAGAGGGTTTCAATCTAAAGCTATATAACGTAGATATAAAGGGATAGCCATGCTACACGTTTTCAAGTTAATAAGTGGTGAAGATATCTTTGCTTGGGTTAGAGATGAGAACGAAACAGGGTACATCGTTGAAGACCCCTGCACAGTTCTTTT